ATAGAATCGCCCAAAATCGACGCTATCGAATCGTGACATATGATAGGCTGCGGATTAGGTGACCGTATGAGGGCTTATGGGGGCGTTAGCGTTAATGTTGAGTAAGGGGGTAAAGTATAAGAGGGGGACATACTACAGACGCATCGTATTAGTTTTGCTAATATCTATTTCCGTTTATGTGTTGCCACCCACCAATCAAAACCAATTGCCTATTGATACCTAGTATCAATAACAGACAGCCACTAATGAGAATGAATCTCAATAAGTAATGAGAATGAATCTCAATAGCTATTGATACTGAGTATCAATAAGGCTGACCCGCCTACGCCTACCCCGTGGTCGCGGGGGTCCCATAATGTCCCACTCGGGGATTTTTTCACCCCCTTAGGCCAATCGTCCCACCAGAAGCCGCAGAAGAGCCGTATACACCGTCCGTCGTCTGATTAGTGTTCTGACTCCCGTTTTGTTTTGCTTCCGTTACGGGTCAAATACGGTCCATAGAGTGGATTTATTCTTCTAGATCTTTTGCAGGTACAAATTCAACAAGAGTGTTTTTATGTACTGGGAACAGTGGTGCATCATAGTCGAACAGCAGTCTGACTAATATTATGGGTTCATCAGTGGTAGAGTGTTGCGAATACTCCCCACGCCAGACGACTGGGTCCCCGGGTTCTATAAGTAGATTAGGTTTATGTGCGGTGTTTATATAGTAGCGAATCATGATGTGTGTCCTTTCCGAGGGGACCGGCCGGTACACACATCCCCCTGAGTCGAGGCCTGACTGGCTCAGCTGCCCAGTGACAGATGTATGGGTTTCGCTTACCCCAGTTATCAGGCTACTCCTTACACACTCACGGGTGCAAGGCAGGAAATTCGTGCTCACTTGAGGTCAGGGGATGTACCACACCCCTCAAGGTCGTAGCTATCGACTCCTTTTTCGTCAGGATTTATACACCGCAGTACATTGGTGCCTGACCAGTCACCAGCTTGTTTACCAAATTGGGGTTTTATTCCACAACAAGCAAAGGAGAAAATGGTGCCACACACCTTTAGATATGCGACACCTGCCTAAAGCGTGGTAGGGAGAACGACTTAGACTAAGCAAATTTAGCACGTTACCAGAATACGGTCAATCACTTAATTATCAATTGGGATTATTTTAGCTGAATTTCATGACTATAATTTTGTTATTAGTCGATTCAACAGGAGGGAAACAATGAGTAAGCATATACCGTGGACACCGGAAGAAGATGCTCGTGTCGTTAAACTTAGACAGCAAGGCTTCCAAGTAAGGGATGTTGCCGAACATCTAGGCAGGAGTACGAATAGCGTAAGCTATCGTCTCCGCATCCTCAAAGAACAAGGACAACTTCCAATCACAGATAAACAGGGAAAGGTTGTCAGGGAACTACCCACTGCGAAAACTTCTGTTGATAACTTTCAAGATGCTGTATCTGAAGCTGCATACGATTTTGAAAACGAAGCACTTCAGGCTGAACTAAAAGATCTTAAGCAACAAATTGACCAGTATGAAAACCATACCGTTACCCCGCTGTGGGATGACGACTGGGATGGACCCGGGGAATGGTCAAGAGCCGAGAAGAAGTCGGCAAAAAGAATTGATAAGGAAATTAAAAGAGGGAAGTTTAATGTGTCATTCCCCAATGGCCCGATAGCGATATCGGTAATTTCCGATCAACATATCGCGCCCGGCAGCGCGTGCGATTTTAAAAGGATGCGCGAGGACGCAATTCTGATTCGGGACACGCCCGGGTTCTACGCTATCTTTGGCGGCGACGGGGTTGATAACCATATTAAACATAGAAGTGCTTTGATTGGCGCGAACTCCACACCTGATGAACAGTGGAAACTGTTTGATTACTATCTGCAATTGTTCGGGGATAAGATACTCGCTGTGATTAGCGGTAACCATGATGCGTGGACTGCACAGATCGGTGGCGTGGATTATCTCTCTAAGATTGTTGCACAGCATAAGATTTGTTATGCTCCCGCTGAGGCTAGGTTGTATATTGATGTAGGCGGGCAGGAATATAAAATGGTGGTACGCCATCAGACCGGAAGGTTTAATTCCAGCCTGAACCAGACCCACGCTGTTAAACGATTCTATGAGTATGGTGAAGAACCGTTTGACATCGGAGTTATTGGGCACCACCATGAAGCAGCTACTGAAATGTTTATTCGGCACGGACTGAAAAGATATGCGGCAAGGCCGGGTAGCTACCAGATTACCAGCCCGTACTCACACCAATATGGATATGCCTCGGCTATCCCCACATGTCCGACCTTTGTCCTGTTCCCTGAGGAAAGAAGGATGATCGGGTTCTCGGATGTCAGGGATGCAGTCTGGGCTTGGAAAAACAGGATAAACTAATGGCACACAAAAAGAAGCAAGCAAAGAAGCAAGATAATTTAGATGAACTTAAACCGGGTCGGATGACCATGAAGATTCAACTCATCATGGGTAAGCCCGACGCTGAACTCGAAGAGAGTGACCTCGAAGAGTTGATGAACTATGCCTCTAAGCGAATGCAGAAGAAGAAGGGTGGCAAGTAATGGCCAGAAAATTTCCGTTCAGAATCCCCGTTAAAAGTGATTGGGCACCACAGTGGGAGGCCAGCCAACGCCCGGCTCCCGGAAATACCTTTCAGCATGCACAGGGTCTTGCTGCACAGGCTATAAAGAAAGTCATGGATGATGACTTCACCAGCTTGACAGCAGAGGACATTCAGGCTTTACTAAATTACTCAGAGCAACAACGTCGCGCCGGACAGATGAACCCGACGGATTACATACGCCGCAGTACTCGATGACGAACCAGCATGTGCAACAGATAAGACCCGACGATTTAAGCGTCTTCAAGGAAGGAGATCAGCTAATCGTCGCCCTGTATGATGGTAAAGACAGCACCACGAAGGTCTACCTGTCTTTGGCCCTCTCTTACAGGCTTTGTACACATCTTAAAAATTTTGATAAATTAACTGATATTACCGAAGTCGGCAGTTGACATCGCTACCGCTTTCGGCATAATAAAAGTATCTAAACAAGTTTCCCCTTGTGTAGATATCGCCTATTGGGAAATGCCACACCTTCCCGATAATGCACCATGGAAAGCAGGTTCTTACGGGCCTGCTTTCTTTTTTTGATCACCTCCTTTCTAGTAAGAGAGGTTTCGCCTGTGGCCTAAGGGAAACTGTTTCCTGTTCTTTAGTTCAATGTCGAAAGTTGAAGTGATGACATTGTAAGCCCGGACATAGACTTTTCTAATGACGCTGCCTCTGGAGTCTACAAATGTGATCTCACTGTGTCGCCTGTAGTTTCTTACTATCGGTGGTTGCTTTAGGACCCGAAAGTCTTCGTAGCGAAGGCCGTGTCTTGTGTAGGTGTAGAAGAGTAGCTGCGTGAACTGTGTTCCGCGTTGCTTAACTACATTCCAAACAGCACCGTCATAGTGGTCTACTACAAAATGCTCATCCACTGGAAGTGAGCATAACAGCAGGATGGAAATCATAGTTCCCAGTGCTTCTTGTACTCTTTTTGTGTGACACCGAATCGCCCGCGAGGGTTTATAAGGGGGTCACTCGTAGGGGGCGTCTGCCGAATTAGATTCTTCTCCATTGCATCGAGCCACTGATACCAGACATAGCTTTTCCATAAGAGCATGGCAAAATAGCAGGATGCAAAGATGAAAAAGCAGCATCCGAGGAAATGAAACGCCCTTTGGCAGGGGGATGGTTTCTGCATTTTGTTGTCCTTTCTGTTTAATGCGTGCTAGTGCATTATGATTTTTTTATGGAACTGTGTATATTGCTGTTTCAATCCCGGGTGTATCTTGTGTACGATTACCCATATACACAGGAGATATTTATGAAGTCTCGCTTCATCAGACCAAATACAAAATACCGGATTATGATTCGCATGCGATGCTGTGAAGACTGTGTTCGCTTGCGTAAACATGCACGTGATCTTGGTTACACGGAAGTTGGTTTAGTGAAATTTATAGGCCACATGCTCTTCTGGTGGAAAAAACCTAAGCCAATCAAAAAGGCATAGTGTTGTGCTGCAATGGATACAGCAATACACTTGCATGGAATACTTTGATAATGCTTAACGACATGGAGAATATTAATGTCATCAGACGTAACTACTGAAGAAGTAGTCGGAGAAGTACAGGACACGGAATCGTCTTTTGAAGGTGTCGGCACTGAATCATTCGCAGGATCGCCCGAGCCAGTAGTAGAACCTACTGAGACATTCACCGGAGAGGTGGATCAGGGGCAGCCAGAGCCATATTACCCTACACTATCAGACCAGATATCAAATCTAGGGTTCACTGATGTTCAAAGCGAGGCGGACGCACAATCCCGCCTACTGCAAGGGTATCAACAGCTTCAGGATCAGAATCAACAGTGGGCTGATTATTATCAACAGAATCAACAGTATGCTCAGCAGAACGAGCAGCTAATAGATTCCGGGCGGCAGTACAATGACCTCGTGTCCTCGCAGCAGTGGCAGGAATATCAGGCATACCAGCAGCAGCAACCCGCAGCAGAAGAAACCATTGCCACGCCCTCTCATTGGTGGAGTCCGCCAGAAGTAGACTTCCAGAATCTAGAGAGGTGGAGAGAGCAAAAGGTTGATGCCGCTACAGGTGAAATCTACACCGACTGGAAAGAGGGCGCCCCGGTTGCATTGCGTAATGCCTCTCAGGAGTACGTGCATTACATGGAGGACTGGGCCGAGAAGATTATACGTCGCCCACAGGAAGTCCTTCCTCAGGTTATCGAACAAGAATTTGACAGGCTGTTTCAGGATAGATATGGCAAGGTAGTTGAAGACGCCGTAGGCAGGCAGCAGGAAGTCGAAAAGCAATACAATGTTGAAGATATCATGACTCGTAATGCGGATTGGTTATACGAGAAAGATCCTCGTACCAACCAATTGCTGGCCGATGCGAATGGCCAACAGGTGATGACTCAACAGGGTCGTGCTGTTACAAACTATGTTAACTACTTCCGTAATGTCGGAATAGAAGACCCCAATACATTGTGGACGTTGGCTACACGGATGTATGCTGGTGACCTTGCTGCAACGGAACTCAGTCAGAGTAACGATGTGGCGCAGGCTCAACAGCAGAACTACCAACGCAATGTGGAGCATTACCAACAACAGACGCAACCGGCCCCGCAGGCAACTGCTGGGTATATTGCACCTGCTGGAGGAAGTGTTCCAACCTCTGACCAACTAGGTTCGCAAAACCAGCATTTGTCCGCTGGTGATAAGTTGCGCCAACAGGCGTTTGCGGACGGTATGTTTTAGGCTTTAAAAGAGAAAGGTTGAGAAAATGGCATATAAGGGTTTCAATCCTGTAGCCTTTTCCCGAACCGCAGCTACTACGCTAGCTAAACACATCCGTGAAGTCGAAGAGTCCATGCTCCGAAACTATCAAATGGGTGCGTTGCTAGAGGCCGCAGGTCGGGTCAACTACAACAACTCCGGTGAAGGCTTTGACTGGCCAGTCCAGTTCCGTCTTCACAAAGTCGAAGGAAACACTGGGGAAACCCAGCGTAACTTCGCACGTCGTAACCTGTGGAAAACGGCTCATGTGGAATATCGTGGCTATCAAGCTACGGACTCCATGTATTACCGTGAATTCCGCTCCAATCGTGGCCCGGAAGGTGTCGTGAAGGTCTTCGAGAATTTCGTAGATCGCCTCGAAACTTCCATCACTCAGGTTCTCGGTACTGAGTACTACATTGATGGTAGTGCTTCTGGCAACGAACAATCATGGCATGGCCTTGAATCAATGTTCGCTGTCAATGGTACGGTGAATATCTCTACTGGTGCCCAGCGAACAGCTAATGCAGCTGATAAGGTTGGTTACGCAAGTGATACCTATGGTGGTCTTTCGACCGCTCTTGGTAACGCTGGTGGAGAAAACGAATCTGGTGCCATATGGCCAGATGGTATTGCTGATAGCGAGTATGACTATTGGACACCACTGATTGTGAACTACACCTCAACCGCTTTTAGTGGTTCGGCTGATACGTTCGCTGCTCAGGGTGACGAAGCCATGCGTTATGCTATTATCAATGCTCAGCGTAACACCAGCAAGAATGGTCAGATCACGAACATCTTTTTGGCTCGTGACCTGTACACAGACTTGCTCAACCTGATCGACGATAAAGAACGTATCCAGATTTCAAGTGAACACAGCTTGCGTGCACTTGGATTCAAGAATGTTCTTAACTTCGACGGTGTTGAAGTTAGCTGGGAAAGTGGCGTACCAACTGGTGTTGGATACGGTATTAACTATGACAACATGGAACTGAAGTCCATGGATGATAGTCTCCTTCGTAGTGAAGGTCCTGATTATGATATCCATAGCCAGTCGTTCAATGCTGTTGTAAGTACGTTGTCTAACCTTAAGTTCTCAAGCCCGCGCAACTTCTTTAAGTTGGCTGCATTGGCTTAAGGTGTTTTTTAAGAAAGGAAGAAAACGATGAAATACGTTGATCCTCCCTTCATGCTTGGCGAGACCCTTAAGGGTACAGACGACGACGGCAACGAAATCAATTCCCATTGGGAAGGACAGATTTTTGAATTGCCTGATGTCGATGTTAGCGCGTCGAGCATTCGTGGCTCCAAGTCCCGTTTAGGTGGCCGACAGATTAAAGCTGTCATTTGCCGAAACTCAAAAGGTTCGGCTTTAACTGCTGCCAAGAAGGTCTTGAAGTTTGATATCGGTACATCCAACAGTCGTATCGCTTTGGGTCGAATAACGGCTCAATCAGGCGGTGTAGCTGAATGGGCCGGTATCGGTGACCAGTATTTAACGAGCACTGTTGCTGACAAAGAACTCTTCTGGGTTATCCTCGAAGGTCCTTGTAAGGTAACAACCAATTCAGGGTCTGGTACAGTTGCAGTTGGCGACATCCTTGTCTCCGCTGCTTCCGGCGAAGCCGCTGAAATCGGTGCATCAGCTGACGCCATTGATGGTGTTAATGCTATTGCTCGTGCTCTCCAGACGTCGGACGGCTCAGACGAGATTCTTGTCTCTGCATGTGTTCGTCACTAGAGAGTAAGCCAAAGTAATTTGGTAGTCAGGGTGTCGTCGGGTCGCCAGTCGTTCCGACGACACCCTTTTTTTATGAGGTAAGTATGGCAACCAGAGAATGTCAAAAGTGTTTTGTGGATTTTCCTTTGACGGATGATTATTTCCACAAAGATCGTACAAAAGAAGCAGGCTATAAGATGGTCTGCAAGATGTGCCGTGCTGAACAGCATAAGGCAAAAGAAGACAAGAAGATTGATGAACGCATTAAGAAACTTGAGACGAATGGCATTAAGGTTCTTGATGAATTAGTGTCAGGCGGAAGTAATATACCGCACATGGCAGAGACGTTTCAGCATATAATTTCTGCCTTCGGTGGCTCCATTGGATTTGCACAGCACTTCCTTGGAAACTACTTAAGTACCGAACCGGGCAGTGCTACCCGGCAGAAGATGTTGAACATGGTGTTACAGTTAAATGTAAAGGTATCAGACTCAGGTGCTGCACAACGTAGCCTTGAAGAAATTACCGATGAAGAGTTGGATCTAGAGATCCAGAAGACAGCAAGAGCGTTATTGCTGGAAGTACCTATAGAGAACGTGGAAGTTTCGGAAGAGGTAGATGCAGGACAACTCGACTAACATCCCGGATGCGGTCTACAACCAGCATGCCACTGAGCACCAGAAGTCGGAGTTGCGTGCGCTACATGCCGAGCGTGCTCGACGCCGGGTGGAAGCCCTGCGTCTCTATGAACCCCTGCCCTTTCAAGAGAGGTTTCATTCATGCATGTCCAAAGAGTGCCTGATACAGGCAGGAAACCAAGTGGGCAAGAGTCTGTGCGCATTTGTGGAAGATGCTCGTGCTGTGACTGGGCAAGATCCTTACGACAAATATCCAAAAGAAAACGGAGTTCTAGTGTGTCTTGGGATGGACGAGGGGCACATCGGAAGAACAATTCATAAGTACCTGTTTAGACCGGGTGCTTTTAAGATTATCAAAGACAGGGAAACAGGGGAGTGGCGTTCTTGGAAGCCTTGGATTGAGGGTGATTGGAAGCGTAAGAAAACTACTCGACCTGCTCCTCCGCTGGTTCCAGAGAGAATGGTTAAGAAGTGGGCATGGAAGAAGCGTGCCCAGAATGTATTTGAAATGTGTGAACTAAAGAACGGATGGACTATATATGCCATGGGTTCTAAGGGGGAGCCTGCTCAGGGTTTCCAAGCTGACTTAGTGCATATTGATGAAGATCTCGAACGTCCTGAATGGTACGACGAAATGATTGCTCGTCTATCTATGCGGGACGGAAAGCTAAGGTGGTCTGCTTTGCCACACGCTAAAAATGATGCCATCATCAATCTTAATGAGCGTGCAGATGATGAGAAGAATCTAGAGAAGCCAAGTACGGTAGTCATCCGTGCAACTATCTTTGACAACCCATTTATGCCAGAGCAGGTCAAGCAGGAGAATATTAAGCGTTGGCGTAAGAAGGGTGAGGATGAGTACCGGAAGCGTGCTCTCGGTGAGATGGTTACGGACAGCGTACTTATGTACCCGACTTTCTCAAAGGATGTGCATAATGCTATCCGTTTTGAAGACCCACGCACCGCAGTGCAAAAGGTCCTTGCGGATAACCAAGGAGAACCCCCAGAGGATTGGTGTCGCTACATGGTAGTTGATCCGGGGCATAGCGTTTGTGCTGTAACTTTCTGGGGAGTACCCCCGGAGACATATGGTGACTATGTTATTTGTTACGACGAGTTATACTTGCAACAGTGTAACGCTCGACAATTTGCTGAGGCTGTGGAGTTTAAAACCCGGGGGAGAGTGTTCCAGTCGTTTATAATTGATGCTCACGGTGGACGGATACGGGAAATCGGTAGTGGTGTTTTGCCTCGAATACAATATAGTCAGGAACTAGAGGACAGGGGCGTGCGAAGTGTCGAGACGGGGAGTAACTTTCGTGCCGGTAGCGATGACATTAAGGGTCGTGAAATGAGGCTAAGGGACTGGCTGCACGTTCGTGACTCAGGAACACCAAAGATGTTGGTTAGTATTGTTAAGTGCCCTAACCTTATCCGAGAGTTCTACCGTTTTAAGAAGAAGGTTATTAACGGGTTTGTTACCGATGACGGCAATCGTCGTGGTAACTGCCATGCCATTGAGACTTGTGAGTATGCGGCTGCTCATGGATTGCGGTATATAAAACCAAAGAAGTTACAGAAAGATGCATCTCGTGTTGGTAAGATATTGCGGGAGCGTGCACGCAGGTCGAGACAACGAGATATAAATGCGAAGATACAGAGCGGAGATGGTTTCCGCTCTTATATTAACTTAGGCCCCTCGGGAGATTAATAATGAACGTACCTACCCTAGAAGAAATCCAAAGTTTTAACATGCCATCAGTGCGTGTTGGAACCCCGGTGGAATTCTATACTACAGGGACACGAGAAGGTACGGAGCCACGGATCGGCTTTGTGTTGCGTATATCGCGCTCAGGTCGAAACGTGGTCGTCCGTACAGCAGAGGGGGGGCACTTTGATGCTGTCCGCCATATTGCTGACCCCAAGCTACAACTTAACGCTGATCAGCGTGAGAATGGTGCTTGGGACTTCACGGAGTTCTACAAGGCAGAACTAGAAGAGCGTCGCAACGTCATGGAGCGTCTTGAGGCACTGGAGGGAACCGGCCCTGCGCCTGAAAACAAGATTGCGGCTATTGTAAATATTCCAGAAGAGCCTGAATCTGAGACAGTTGAGGAAACTTATTCAGGGCTTCGAGAGCGAGCCATAGAACTTGGAATTGAATTCAAAGGCAATCCTAAGCGAAAATGGCTTGAGATAAAGATTGGTGAAGCAACAAGCCAACCTGTTGGTTAATTTCATAGGGAAGTAAGTGATGCCAAGCTGGGACGACACAAATCACCCAATGGCGGCGATATGTTCGCAGTGGATGCAGAAGATCAAGGATGCCCAAAAAGTCAAACAGGAAAAGTTTGGCCGTTACGCCGATGAGGCGATGAAGTTTTTTGATGGCTCCCATGATTGGATGTGGAAAGGCGAGTATGCTAAAGCCCCGGGTGGGTTCCTTGATAAAGAGGCGCAGGGGGCGTTGCCTAACTTCAGGATGACTGTTAATAGGGTCTTCGAGGCCGTAGCTTTATTTGGGCCGGTGCTATACCACCGCAACCCAGTGATACAAGTTACGCCTCGGATTGGCCCTGATATAGCACCTGAGGCGTTAGGAATTAATCCTGCGGACCAGATGATGTCTCAAAGCTATGATCATTTTCTAACGCAGGAAAGTTTCATACGCGAGATTAAGCGGACGCACTCTAGTATCAAGGAGCATTACCTGAACTGGTTGCAGCATGAAGCTGACAAGAAGGTTCAGGCGAGGCGTGCAATTACCGAAGCGATCATCAAGGGTATGTCACTCTTGTGGACTGATATACATCAGCCTAAAGGTTCGGCTATCCGTTATCCCAAGAGCCACTATGTGTCAGTTGATGACTTTGTTGTCGATCCAGATGCAGAGTATTGGGAAGATATCACATGGGTTGCTCGTCGTGTCTGTCATCCAGTTTGGAGAGTAGATCGGAAGTACAACCTTGATGGCAAGCTATCCGGCAATCTCGCTTCCAAGGCTGCACAGGGCGAGACTTATGCTAAAGGCCGTCGTCCCTCATCCGGTGAGAAGAAGTCAGGCAAGACATTTGACCTGATCGAATACTGGGAGGTCTATACAAAATGCGGGTTTGGGGATCGTCTGAAGCTAGCAAATCGTGCTGATGGTCAGAGCAAGTACGATTGGGAGCAGTTTGGTGACTTCTGTTTCCTTGCTGTGTCTGAGGATGTCCCCTTCCCGCTAAATTTACCTTCGTGGGATTTAGACAAGAAGTCGTTTGATGAAGCCTTTATGCAAGTGCAATGGCCTATCCCGTTTTGGACGGACGGTGGCTGGCCATTCTCACGCCTTCACTTCCACGATAAACCGAAGGAAGTGTGGCCGATATCCTTGATTAAACCAGCGATTGGTGAACTACGTTTTGTTAACTGGTGCATGTCATTCCTTGCTGACAAGGTGGCTGCCTCAAGCACAACGTATGTGGCGATTGCCAAGGCTGCTGGTGCCGAAATTCAAGATCAGATTAAATCTGGTTTAGGTCCGTATACACATATAGAAATTAGTGACATATTTGGGAAGAGCGTTCAGGACGTTGTTTCGTTCCTTGATGCTCCCCAATTTAATGTCGAGATCTGGAACATGGTACGCCAAGTTCTGGACATGATTGATAAAAGAACGGGCTTAACAGAATTAATCTATGGTCTTGCCGGTCCAACTCAAATCAGGTCGGCTGCTGAGGCTGAAATCAGGAATCAGAATGTTTCTATTCGTCCTGATGATATGAGCAGTCAGGTTGAAGACTGGTTGAGCAATTGTGCTTTGAAGGAGATGGAGGCGGCTGAATGGACGCTAAGTGCCGACGATGTATTTCCGGTATTGGGTGCATCGGCTGCTTATCTTTGGACAAAGCAAATTAAAACGCAAGCCTTTGACAGGGTTGTGCGTGACTACGATTACCGTGTTGAGGCGGGAAGTGCACGTAAGCCTAACAAAGTTAATCGGGTTCGTCAGCTTAATGAGTTTGCCCAGATTGCAATGCCTAACTTACAGCAGTTTGCTGCACAGGGAATTGTGGAGCCTTACAATGCACTCATAGAAGATTGGGCAAAAGCTAACGACTTAGATCCAAGTCGCTATATGGTGACGGGTCAAGTTATTGAGCAGGCGCAGGAGCCTAGTCCTGACGAGCAGCAACAGCAGCAGCAACAGATGCAGATGCAGCAACAGCAGATGCAAGCCCAGCAGCAGGCAGTGCAAGCTGAGCAGCAGGCAGCGCAAGCTGAACAGCAGGTTGAGTTACAGTTAAAGCAGCTTGATATGCAGAGTAAACAGTTAGACATGCAGGGTAAGCAAATGGACTTAGAGGTCAAGAAGCAGACTCTGGAACTAGATAAGCAGAAGGCACAGATGGAACTTGATTTCATGCGAGCCAAGAAAGAAGAGGACTAGTATGCCAAAAGTAGGAGATAAGACTTTTCCTTATACCGAAGAAGGTATGCGGATGGCTGAAGAATATTCCCAGATGACCGGACTCCCCATCGAGTATGAAGGTGAAGGTGGTCCTAGTGATTTGGGCGATGCTTTAATGGGAGGCGAGAATGAGCCACGATAGGTACAGAATGGAATGTGCTGAATACGGTCCTGACTGTCTAGCCTTTTATGATCGCTTGATTGATGAAGGGAACAACCCGGGCTTTGCTGCAATGCTGGCCATGCGGAAGCCGTGCGGAACAAAGGGTACTGAGCGTGCTTTCCTTGAGGGTAGTCATCATTGGGCAGATAAACTGAATAGTGATAACGCCGAGTATATTCTTGGTGCTGCTAAGAAGGCTGGTATACCAACGGCTGGCAAAGTATATAAGGGCGGTCTAGGCCGACCGGATGATGCCCTAGCGTGGGTATCCACGATAGATGACGTTAAGGCGGCATGTAAAAAGAAGGGATACTCTTGTGAGGGGGCGGTTAGTTACAAGGCACCTGAACGCCAATTTAAAAAGAAGCGCATGGGTGAAGATGTTGTGCAAGATTACATGGCACGTGAAGTTGAAAAAGATCCTTCAATACCTCACAGCAAGAAGAAGATGAAGAATTTGCGTTCACAGGTTATCGAGAAACACAGCAAGAAGAATTTATGAAACAGCCTGATCACACATCAGCTATGCGTTCTGCGGAACTGGACCCGTTATATAACAGTGGTCCTTTCAGTGCACTGGCGCGTACTCTGGGCATGACAGGCCCGGAGGCTGTTTCCGAGATAACACGTAACCCATTGCACTATTCTCCTACGGAAAGCAGGAGTGCTCGTAATGCGGAGCGTGTGATTCGCCAATTACAACGCAGTGCAAAACCTAAGAATGACATAATCGGAACCCCAAGGAGAACGTAATGCCTCTACCTCCAGAACTCGGTGCCCAGATGGCCTCTGCCTTACAGGGACCTCCACGACAGCCGCCACCAATGGCACCTCGGCAGATGGGTCCGCCGCAGCAGGCGGGTCCACCTCCTGTAGATCCGGCTATGATGTCGATGATGATTCTGGATAAGATGCAGAAGAATCAGATTAGGGAACTGACTCAGGGTGCCAACCCTTATCAGCAGCAGATATCAATGGCACCGCCTATATCTCCTGTGAATCAGGGAATGCCGATGCCACAACCACCACAGATGCCACCACAAGGTCCACCACAAGGTCCACCGCCAATGGGTCCTCCGCCAATGGGTCCTCCACAACCTCCTATGATGGGATAAGAACTAATGGATGATGGTGTATTAACATACAGTGATTTACTTGACTACATAACATCCCTGAATGATGGCGGTGCACGTAGCAAGGATCTTCGCGTGTACAAGGAATCAATCCTTGGGTCTTATCGAGACCTGAGCATGACAGCTGAGTGGGACTACTATCTTGGTGAAGGTCGTATTGATCTAGTGGCGAACTACAATACCGGGACGGTTGCATATGATCACACGGGCGGGGCTAATGAGCGTCAGCTTACGCTTACTGGTGGTACGTGGCCAACGTGGATTAAGTTTGGTAGGGTTCGATTTAATGAGACGGTTTATAAGGTAGAGAGTCGTGTGTCTAGCACCATCATTACGCTGGATAGTGTATTTAATCCGGGGGAAGATGTCGCCTCTAGCACGACGTATGAATCGTATCGCAGTGTTTACTCTCTCCCGTCTGATATGTGGCGTCTGTATGACGTTGCTGTAGAAAAAAGCTACTGGGTAACATATTATATTAGCCCTACAGAGTGGCTTCAGAGAGAGCGTTTTGTTCAGTCCTTTGGTCAGACATGGGCGTGGACTATCATGCGGGACCCTGATAACGACAATCTATGGGCGTTGTGGGTCGATCCCAGCCCTGAAACAGCAGAGCCTCTCGGTTTCATTTACCGTCGTCGTCCCAGAACACTCCGCTGGGCAGGGGTAGAAACCGAGGCACGGACCTATACTGCGTCAGGATCGTCCGGTGCAAGTACCTTGACGACTAGCACTGGTCTTCCAAGTAGTATGGTTGGTTCGGTTATTCGTCTTAGTTCGGACACTACTACTCATCCGACAGGTCTTGCCGGTGATAACCCATATAATGAGCAGCATAAGATTACTGCCATTTCCGGCACTACAGTGACCATTGATGGCACTCTTGGTCAGGCTTATACCTCGACTAAGATTGTCGTCTCTGACCCTGTAGATATGACCGAGACTATGATCGAGGCTCTGAAAGCACAAGTAGAGTATCGTCTTGCACGTATGTCAAATGACACCCGGGATGTTTCTATGAATAAGCAGGTAGCTGACATGGAATTGAGGCGTGCGTTGGAAGCCGAAGCACGTCATTGGTCAAGTATTGGCCGGGGACGCCAGAGTCGGTATCACTACCTATTCAGACACTTAGAGTCAACTATTACTACGGACAGCTAGTATGCCACGTATCAGTGATTTTTTGGGTCAGGTGTCTGATGCGGATGCCACAGACTCTCCTGCCGGTTCATCTGTATCACAGAACAATGTTAGTACATTAGTTCAGGGTAAATTGCAGGTGCGTGGTGGCATTCAGCCCGCCACATTTACCAGCACATCTACGATTTCATCCAGTAATTTCCATACATTCCAACGCCTGTGTTTTTGCAAAACACGTCAGGGTGACCTCATTGGTGTTAATGGGATCGACAGGGGTTTTCGTTGGGATGGCATAACATCCAATGTCGAGCAGCTTGGCATTACTGCACCATCAGCGGGTCCTAGTATTGCCACTCCATCCATCAGTGCAGCCGGTAAGGGTGGTGCCATTACGGGCATTGCTAATAGCGGTGGAAAGTACGAAATCACTAGCAATGGCCATGACATGTCGAATGGTGAGAGGGTTCGCATTGGAAATGTAACAGCCACAGGTGGGATGGCAAACGCTTTAAACGCACAGACATTTACAATTGAGGGTGTTACGACGAATACTTTCACCCTAACTAACACATCATTTGACGGCACTTACACTTCTGGTGGGACTTGGTGCGAAGATGGATTTGGTGCAACAGCTGGTACATACGTGTGTGGTGTCAGGTATACGGACGATACCACCACTCCAGTCCCAAGCAGCATGTCGGTTCTTACTACAGTGACTGCTGAAGAGACAGATCAGTTTGACTGGTCAAGCATTGCTACCACCACTGAGGCTCGTGTTTCAGGAACAGGCAAGGTTGAGTTGTGGAGAAGTACAGCTGGCGTTACTAATGTGTTATTTAAGGTGCATACCGTTGATTATTCCGGTTCGATTACCTTCAATGATCAGGTAGATGACAACACGCTTAATCTTAGTTCAGATGATGATACGATTCTTGTTCTGGCGAATCCCCCGGTGGACAACAGCCTTGTTGCGAGACGCTTTGAGCCACCGCCGAATGACCGGCCAGTAGTTGTTCAGTTCCAAGATCGCTACTTTTACCTTGGAAATGTGGATTACAACAGGGGTACAGTGGCTACCAACGGTTCGACTACCATTACGGGAACGAGCACGGATTGGGTTGCGACGATGGTGGGTCGTTATATAGAGATTTCTGGAGAAGCCAAGCCATTTAAGATTACAGCCGCTTCCGCAACCTCCATTACAGTGGATACAGCGGTCAGTAATACTGCATCGGGTCTTAGCTATGTGATTAGACCGGAACAAAGTAATCGCAGGCAGGTTGATTTCAGTGAGCCTGATGAGCCTGAGAGTGTTTCCAGTGTCAATGTGTTTACAGTACAGGAATACATTAACGATGATGACGATATTGTTGGTGCTTGCCCTTTAGGTCCTTATTTGTATTTGTGCGGAAGGCGACATAAGTATGCTTTTAGCTTTTCTGTCGATCCGTTGAGAGATGGAAGTGTTCGCTATGTAGATGATCGTGGTATTTTTAACCACTATTGTTGGGATGTGTTTGAAAATGCGGCGTACATGATGGATGATAGCGGTCCATATATTTTTGGTGGCTCAAGCCAGTCAATTGGGACTGCTATTCATGACTTGTGGCGACGAGATGGTGATGGAGACAAAATAGATTTTGCCAAGTCGGACAAGTTTCATGTAAAAGTGGACAGATCTAAGGCTCGGGTTTACTTTTTTGTAGCTTTCGAGGGTGATGCTGGTAGTTTTCCCAGACGTGCTTTGGTCTTCAATATCAGAAGGAAAACATGGGATCTATTTGAGTATCCTCAGCAAATCCCGACGTCCAGTTCGGTACAAATTAGTGGTGAAAATCGCCTTAGCTTTGGCGGCGAGAATTCCAAGGTATATTTAGCTGATCAAGGTACTACAGATGTTGTCACTTCCGAGACAGCTGGCACTGCAACGGGTGGCAGTAGCAACACTTTGTCTGATTCAGCTGCCTCCTTTACTAGTGGTATGGTTGGGGCTAGCGTATATATTTTTGATGGTACTGGTAAAGGGCAAAGACGTACAATTAGTGGTCAGACGTCGACCACATTAACAGTTTCAGCAAACTGGACAACGAATCCAGACACAACCAGTAAGTATGTTGTCGGTGCTATACCGTTTTCATGGAGAAGTTCATCTTTTCACTTCCCCATGGATGACGCTGAGCATAAGCGTTCTGTCGGAATTAAGTTTAAGCCCACAGCAGGTGACCAAAGGGTTGATATTCGGATTTATTACAACAATTCGACTACCCCAGCTTCCAATGGTATGCCTATGAAGCTAGGTGATGCCATAGAAGTGGGTGATACTAACACCGAAGATGCTGTTTTGTACATGAAGTCGGCTAGAAGTAGCCTAGAGAACGCATCGGGACACGAAATGTACCGCATTGATGGTATGTATAGCGGTACATCTCATGGTGACCATAAGATGTCTGTTGAGTTGCGTGGCTATGCTGGTGATAATGTCCCTGAAATCCAGACAGTAGACATAGAGGGGGTTGCTGAGTAGTGTATTCCCGCCATGCCATTCAATTTGACCGCTTACTGGATGCAGGCATGCTCCCAGAGCAGGTTGCGGTGTTGCGTGATATCTTCAGCAACGCCAATGTGGGGCTTGAGCACTCTGGCACAGTGACTTTTCGTGGATCGGTAGTGGCTCCCGCCATTCAATCGTGCAGATGGGCAGTAGCCCAGCACAATTGGGACTACAATGCGGACAGCAGCACTTATCCAAGTGACAAAGGCGGAATGAGCCTTGTGTTGTGCCGTGAAGCGGACGATTTCAAGGGTAATGGCACCACGGGTCGTGGCGATATGCAGATTTACCTTCCGGTAGGGCCGGGGGAGGACCCAAACGTGGTGGCCGGTGATGTAATCATGTTTTTTGAAGCTAAAGACGGCTCTAAGATTGCTCCGGGTTACGGCGACCACCGGATAGGCAGTGTTCGCATGGGTGTTCAGGGTGATAATGGCATTGAAGGCTGGAGCATCATGGACGGAACTGCTAATTCTAAAGATAATGGTGGATCGGGCCTGAATGTTGCAGATAAGTTCATGCGATGCTGGTCGTCTAGTTCCGATAGCGGTAATACGGGTGGTGCTGCCTCATCTGCGGTGTCAGTGACTGTAGGTGACCACAATATATCTGATGTTGCCAGTGGTATTGGTGCTCATGCGGGTTCGGACGTGGCTGGAACCATCTCAGATCACCCTGCAAGCGGGTTAAGCCATAAACACGAGGTATCAGACACAACTATAGGCACTGGAACTACGTCTACCGTAGGTGTTTTAACTGGAGACAGTGTTAGTGCAAATTTCTACACGAAACTTGCCAATGCTGGAGCAAGTGACTTAGCACACGCTGGTACAGGTAGTCTCTCGCACAGCGGAAGTGGTACAATATCGCATACAGTATCGGGTGGTAGTGTTGCTACCGTGCCGCCATACATGTATGTGGCAATGATGGAACGTCTTAATAATTCCAGAACAGGATTGGGTTTATAATGGCACGTGCAGAGGATTTTATTCGTAACTCAGCAAGGAATCAGCTGACTCAAGGACAACCACAAACCACTCAGGGGTCTGTCATGAATATAGCAGGCCCATGGGGGAATTCGACTGGTCCATCAGGACCGACTGGTCCAGACATTATAGAAGCCGCTGCACCAAGGCCGGGGAAGACGGGTCCATCCGCTCCATCAGGACCGACTGGCTCTAACCCACCCGTCTCTGGAATGGAAGGGCTGTATGGTGACATGCCTCCGGGGCCGGGTACGGGAGACCCGTATGATCCCAATAACTGGTCATCGGATAGTTTAAAGGTGTTGATGTCACTGGGTCTTACTACAGATCAAATTGTTTTCTTTGCTGAACAACTTGGCGACCCTTACTCCGCAAGCCCGGGTAACCCTGAATACCTGATTCAGCTAATTAAGAATGGAATGTATTTAGTCAGTGAGAATGGCGACTTAATGTCTGGTGATGAGATTGTCTTGCCCGGGCCAGCCGGGCCACCGGCGCCAGAAGATAAAGACAGTGATGGGGATGGAATTCCTGACAAACATGACGACAGCCCTTATGAACCTGATTACCTTCCTGACGAAGAGGAAGAGAAATATGAACATCCCGGGGATGATGGTCCGATTCCTGACGAGTGGCCTGACAAAGATGAGGAAGAGGAAGAAAACCCATTTGAGGGTGACGATATATTTGATGATGCTGAACCCGTTCCCGACGTTAATATTCCCCCGGGTGGCATTCAGGCTCCATGGGTGGACACTGGATTTTGGGATCTCTTTAAAGAGGCTGTTCGCGGTGACTGGACGGATGACCTTAATGAGGCCATGAAAGATTGGGCGGAATGGGATCAGAAGAAGGTCATGGCCGAGGCGGACTACAACTTCAAGGATAATATGCTTGATAAGTTGCTGGGTGAAGGTGGTCTTGGTGGTGGAGGTGGTGGTGGCGGCACTGATCGTGTAGGGCCTGTTGGTCTTGTCAACCTAGCGTTAAAGCAATGGGGTCGCTATCAGGATGCTGCTGGTAGAAAGGATGATCAAGGTTTTGATCAAGGTGCTGGGCCAATTGTGGATGCTGGTATTCAGCCTTCAAAATCCGTGGCGTCTGCCAAGAATTTAAACTTACTTCCCACCGGAACAACCAGCAGCAAAGCTACCACCGCTGGTGCTAACCAGCAGTTGCAGGACGTGATGTCTGGTGCAGGAAGTCCCATGGCTATCCAAAACATTGCTCAGATCACAGATGAAGCGCAGCAGAACGAACTTGCTAATGTAGGGACTGCTGCTACACGTGGTCTCGATGTGGCTGAGGCAGTGCAAGGTCTTGGTGCTCAGTCGTCTGCTATCCAGCAGCGAAAGAAGCTGGAAGACATGCGTCGTAAGGGTCAGATTTTACAAAATGCAGTACACGGTAAAGGGTTCTTTGCATAATGAATATGCCTTTTGATCAGCAAAAGCGAAAGAAAACGCCAAAAAATCCTATGTCTGGCAACTACGGTCAGGCTGCTAACATGGCCAAGCCAAAGCAGGCGGCTAGTTTTAAGAAGCCTGCGGCTAAACCTGTTCAGCAGGTAGCACAGCAAGCAGCGAAGGCTGCTCCTGTGAATGCGCTTGGCGCTGCGCTGGGTGGTACAGCACCGGCTCCAACGCAATCTCTGTCTGTAGGGTATCAAACTCCGGGTACTATTCTTCCTAACCCGAACCAGCCAGTAGGCGGTGGAGGTGGCCAAGGTGGAGGAGGTGGCCAAGGTGGAGGAGGTGTGCCGCAGGTGCCGCAGGTGCCGCAGGTGCCGCAGGTGCCGCAGGTGCCGAATTTCCCCAGGCAGGGGGGAAAGCCAATGCCACAACTGCCACTCCCCAATATTTTATTACCGCCGAATGTAGGCAACT